AATTAGAAATCTGTAATCTATTACAAATTAGATAAGCTCCAAGTTCAGCAACTAATTCCTCATTGGCATAAGTTAAGTCTTTTCGATTTAACCTAGACTTATGTTTAGTTGAGTGGATCGCTTCATGGGCAAATGTAGCTAGATAAGATTCGTCATTTTTGAAATTATATCGTTTTGGGATAACTATTTCGTCAGACGATTCTCTGTAATATGCTCTATCCCCACCTTTTACAAGAGTGTTGATTTGCTTTTCCCATTGGAATAAACGATCATGGGCATCTTTTACCCTGTCATCTAATTCTCTAGGTTTAGCAGTTAGAACCTGATCATCAATTAGCTTTTCTAGCTTAAGACTAGCTTCATCATCCAACCCTCGAACGTCAGCGACATTAAATACTGGAACGCATTTATAACTCATGTATTGAGCTTTCTTTGCATCTCCATTCAGGTCTAATTCTTTTGTTTCATACTCTCTCAA